CGTCACCGACTCTATCACCCGGCGCATCGTCTTATGGCGTAAAACCAGAAAATCGACGACACTCTGAGCAAACTCCCCATCTGTGATATAGTCACCCCGCAAATCAGGCAAGGGAAGCCAATTGTAGGTAATCATGCTTGTACCATTTTGTGCTGTGGCTATTTCGGGTTGATATGTTGTAATGGGAACACCCCGAACTTTTGCCAGTTCGATTGTCACATTGTCGCCTGTACTGTTATGAAAGAAGAGCGTCCCACCTGATGCGTTTAAATCAGCCGATTTGAACACAAAGTTTGTCACATCCACAGAATCGCTATTGGTGACGATAATGTCAGTAGACTTCACGGGTTCAACGACCGTCAAGGCTGTGATTTTTGTAGCTGGGTTATCGGGGTCTGTATACCGAATTCCCAATTCTTTTTTTCTTCCATTTGCAATTGTAATCGGCACACCGTCAGACGAAAACAGCAACGCATCAGAATCCCCTATGCTACGAGGTGAATAGTGCAACCGCGCTTCATTATAGACAGGCGTAGATACAGGTGGCGCACTCACATAATCCCCACCTGATAGCGATAATGCCACCGTCTGTAACCTGTCATGATACCGATTATGAAAATGAAACTTAACATCACGCGGTTGATAGAAGAATCGACCAAACGCCTCAGCCATGCACATCCCAGCAATGAACAGTTGTGCCTTCTGAACACTCAAACCCTTACGATCCTCATGTAAAACATCCCCAACATAAGCTAATGTGCTGTACCCCGTCTCGAAGTCAATTAACCCACTTACATCCGTTGACGGGTCGAATATATTAACCGTGCTATCTATATCATGACCATCAATGAAGAAAAAACCCGAGGTATACGGCAATACTAAATGCCCAGTTCCCATCATCGTTGTCAGTGCCACATCAGTCGTAACTGACTCAGCTACATCAGGCTCATAATTCAGCCGTTGCACCCGTGGCATCGCACAGACACACGAAATTACAACGACTTGTTGACCAAATTCACCGAGAGCTTCTTTGATCGACTTCGCAAAATAGGTGAAGTTATACGACAACCCATTATCCGACACGGTGATCCGAACCATAATTCCGCTATGGATCAAGTTATAAAATTGTGCCGTTGTATTCTCAAATGCCAATTGCCCGTCTTTATTATCCAATACGAGTTGCATCTGGTTCACAGGGGCAACATGTGCCGCGACATTGCTTTCTACTTGCCCGACATTTGTCCAGCCTGACGTAAATGTCCATGAATCGCGGACGCGCGCGGTCACATCGGAGAGTGGATGACTAAATAGCTCATCACGGTTTAAGTCAATCAATACCTGAATATTCATTATTCGGGTTGTGACCCCCCGTTATTATTGACAATCTCAGTCATATCGTCCTGCAATAGTTTTTTAGCTTCTGGACTATCATAAACCAACTTCACTCTGATATTAATCTGCCCGCTGTAATCTTTTCCTGCCACTTCATCCAGCATCCCACCTAATTCGTCGGTTAACTCAATCCCATCGTAAACGGTTGAGTTAAACTGATCCATACTCATCACATCAAGGTTCCCGCTAATTGTTTGGACGGAAGTGTCCATCTCGGTAAGGATCCCTTGAGAATCACTAAGCGTTTGCGTAAGGTCTGTCCCTTGCCCGCCCCCCCCATACATTCCCATTTCATTCATTGGGGGTGCAACACCTGTTCCAATTAGCCCACCTCCACCGCCACCGGCATAACTACCCGGTTGCAAATAGCCGTTGTCATCGCGTAGATAATTGTAATCCTGCCACTTTCCACCATACCGCCCAGCGAGTGTATAATTATTATCGCCCGGCATAATTTCAATACCTGAGCCACCACCACCTGTTTGAGCGAACCCAGCATCCCGCCGTGCATTTTCTAATATCTCTTGCTCCGATAGCCCTGCTTGCTGTCCTGACTCAACCGCTTTCAGGATACCTTCCGCAGCAGACACCGCAACATCTTCGCCATACTGTTCGGCAATATCGGCAATCAATGGGGTAAATTCATCCTCAAAGGCTGATGACAAATCAGTTGTGCGCCCACTTTTTCGATCCATAGCTTCTTTGAACTTGTCTTTCGTATCGCCCTCCTCGAATCCGCCAAGGAACATGTCCCCAGCTTCACCGAGTCGCCCACCTGATGTTTGCCCCAACATGCCTGATAGGCTCATGTTATCAAAGGCTTCTTTCGCACGTTCCGCTTGTTCAGCGATACCTTTTGCACCCTCTAACATTGCGTCCATACGTTCCACTTGGACTTCACGAATAAACGGATCTTCTTTGAGGTCTTCAGCTAATAATTTAAGTTTTTCATAGCCATTGATAGCTTCATTAATGGAGTCAGGTTGCATCCACCCTAAATTCCCTTGTCCTAAATATGAGGATGACTGGATATCACTATAGACCCCACCGAACTGACCATAAGATAAATCTGTTTGTTGTTGTGCGATAGCCTGTTGAGACGCGGCTAAATCAAACGCAAATGTCCCCGTTGATGTACTAGAGATGCCCGGTTGAATATTCATCGCAGTCGATGTTTCCCCAAGCGTAGGGGCTAATCCCATTTTGAGACGTTCCGCTTCCAGTTGTAATTCAAAGGCGCGCCCCAGCATCGAGGTTTCAATCTCATGGTCAACAGCCTTCTCTAGGGCTTCTCCAAATTCTGCAGGTGACTCTACCGCGATAATGAACATCTCCGCAAGTTGCGCCCCTGCTTCAAACGCACCTGATGTTACGCCTGCTAACTTAGTTATCAAGTTATCAAGCCGTGTCCCCAAACGATTCATTGAGGTTTCACTAACATCCGCTGCATCACCCAACCGTTCCAACGTATCAGCACCCTGTTCAAGCACCGTCATTTTGAAGGCTTCCGATCTATTTAGGGCTTCGCCTGATGCTAATAACTCATCCATTCGGGTTTTGGCTTTGCCCGAAGACATGCCAAACGAATCGAGCCTCAAGACACTATTATTCGCAAGCATCATTGAGAAGTTATCTATGGCATCCGTTGCACTATCGGTGGGCTTTTTGAGTTTGATTGCCAATTCCATTAATCGGTTCATCTCATCTGCAGAGTCCGCTAACCCCATTTTCATCATCTGGTTAGCACCACTTTGCAAGGTCATATCGTCAACCACTTTACCCGTGGTTTCCCTCAATTGGCTTAATAACTGGTTCGCCCCGCCAAATTCAGTCGCCAAATTCTGGAAGATTAACCCAGTCCCACGCGCTTCAACCCCCAGCGCGTTAAGTTGCCCGGCATACTGGATGATTTTAAATCCGGCAAAGGCTGTACCAAGGGCCTGTATATTGTCTCCTAAACCCTTAAGACTCCCCATTGCGCCTGAGTTGCCCTGCATCTCTTTTGACCTTTTTTGGGTCTTGAGAAGTTCCGTGTTTAACTTTTTAAACGCAGGGGTCGCCGCATCATTTGCCGATATTGTAAAGGTGAGCCGTTCATTCGATGCCATAGTGAGTCCGCCTAATATCCAAATAACGCCAATGAAAAATGCAACGGTTAAGTTTCGCATATCTACCCATAGAGTGACTGCATAATGGTTGCGTAGGCTTCCGGGCTTAATTTTTCTTTGTCAACCATCGAGTCTAATATACCTTTTAGCGTCTTGACCCGCTCTTGCTCGTACTGGAATAGAATCTTTTTTTCCCACTCAGGCAACGCTAGAAAGTCGCTAATCGTCATCTGTTTCTGATGAACTACCCGTAATAGCTTCAGCTTCCATGCGTTGAAATCGGGCAGTCGCTTCCTCAGAACTCACTTTCTTACCAAAGGCGCGCGTTCGAATCCCATTTAATAGCGTCCACACCATCGACGAATCAATATTCAAAAGGATTTCTGCTTTAGCTTCTAATGTAGACGGTGTTTTCCCGCCCCACTCAATCCCCTCACCGCCTTCTAACGACACGACGACACGCATAACATTTCGTGTTATTTCAGCTTGCGCGTCAATTAACCGCTGACCCGCCAAATCATGGATCAACTTTTTGGGGTTGTCGGGGTCTTTAATCTTCGGGGCTTCATCTACCACGACTGTTAATCCAATTTCATTCCACTCCGTATAGGTCAATGCTTTCAATTCATACGTCGCTATCATTGCACCGTCGTCACCTAAAATGTCTAGGTGAAAGGTATTATCCGTGTAATCGTTAACTTTAAATGCCATCTTGCCACCTTTTGGGTTGCAGAGGCGGTACAATCTATACCGCACCACCTCTAGTTATGTTAAGTTGTCAAACCGGTATTGTTAATATCAATCAATAGCGTGGTTGTCGCTGTGGCAATTCCCACCCGACTGATATATTTACCGCTGGTTACATCTGCTAATGGAGCAGTTGCCCCAGCCGTGCCACTCAGGTAATAGGTCGTTTTGGCAGTCAGACCGCCTCCAACCGTTACCGTCGCTCCATCTACCGCAATAAGCACAAATTCACCGCTGGCGGCCGCATGTAATGCCATCCCCAGCACAACTGCACTCGCAACAGCATCGTTGTCCGCTGCTTTGACCTTGTTATTATCCGCCGTGTCACGGTACACCCAATCATGTTTGGCAATCGTCCCCCCCGCAACTTCGGTGATGGTCTTTGCCTTACTGCCCGGTGTCGATACGCCACTGAATGTTATATCAGCCATATCGTCCCCCTACGCAATCGTAGACGCTGTAATTGCGCCGTCTACGTTCAAGGTCAGGGATAGTTTTTCAGGATCACCTGCCCCCGCCGTTTTTTGGTTCAAATCAGCATTCCCGCCAAGCCGAACTTCAAAGTCATATTGCGTTGACCCACTGGTTGCATCAGGGACTTGAAGGCGAATAGACCGCGCTCCACCCTTTGCCGTGGCATGTAACATCCACGCCCGAACAATTCCCGCCAGCTCGGTAGCAGTTGTATCGTTGAGATACGATAATGTCAACGTGCCACCCACGCCACCTTCAAGGGCTTTCGCCCAGCGGTTGCTCATCGTGTGAAAGGTTGACCCATTGATATTGAGAGCTAATTGCCAGCTATCAACATCTGTTGAATAGTCTTGTAACGCATCGCTTGCATTGTCAATTTGAATAACGCCTTCATCAGCTACGACAACAGCCATTAGTCATTCCCTTCCGTCGCCGTTTTAGGCAACGCTAATTTCTTCTTTTTGGTTTTGATTACGCCAAACTCAACCAGACGTGCGTAATCATCATGCTCGTTGTCCACAGACTCTAGCGCATACCCTAGCAAGAAATTAATCTCGCGTTGGGTCTTGCCAGCAAGGTAGGACGGTCTCAACAAAATCGGGGGGGGAGCTTGCCGTAGATTGGCTTGTGCGTCACCCGTACTGATTTCTTGAATCCCATCATCCGCATTGTATGTCCCCTCATTAGAGACAAACGCTCCTGCAGGCACTCGTTCTTGTGACCCGCTATGGACAAGGTTTGTAATTACTTTATAAATTGTCATTCCACAATTTCCTTTACGGTTAACATCATTAGAACACCGTAGTATTCATTTTTAGAGCCTTCAGGAAACACAAACTGATTCCATTCATAGTCAATCGACTCAATCGTTACCTGTTTCAGCCCTAATTTTAGTTGTGCTTTGAATTGCGTTATATAATTCCCGACATATGTCACCAACTCAGGCAACGATGCTTGTAACGTTGATCCATTTTTGATAGGTGCAAATAGCATCAAGTCCGCTAATTCCCACCGCACGACCACCCCACCACCGAGCGTAACAGCAACCATATCGCCATCGTTATCGCCCGTTTGCATCGGGAAAACTACCCGCGCGGGTGTTCCTTTTACGGAGTTGCTTGCATTATCCAAGCTATAAACCTTTGGGGTTTTACTCAGTGTATTGACGCTTACATTGCCGATCGCGTCAATGATCTGCGTGATTTGACTCATAACCACGCCACCGCCCGTGTGTAGTGTTTCAACAGTTTGCACACATCACTGGGGAAATCCTTATCGTCGCTTTGATCCTCTTGGCGCAACCAATGCAAAATCAGCATGATGCACGCCAGCTTTACATCGCTACTTGGATTTTCACTATAGCCCCAATTCCCAACAACTGAAATTGCATCTTCGGGCGATGTGCTATATTCCCACACGTCCGTTGTATCCGTTTTCAACTGTATCCCATAGATCGGTGTGCTATTGCGGGGCAACGTTACATATTTAGTTGACGCGATAACCGTTTCATCAGCGTCCCCATTCGTGATGACGAGTGACGTGGTGTTTGCCAGCCACTCATCAAAATAGAGGATGCTCCCATCGACATTAGCAATCGCGTCAAACTTACGGGTAGATGTACTCGTAAGTTCAAATACATTACCCGTGTCCGACTCAATCGCAGACTCTGCCCGAGCGATAAGCGAAGATATTTCAGCCCCCAGCGCATCATTGGAATCCATGCCCCCGTGCTGTAAAACCTCTGCCTTCGTCACGTAAGCCATTGGTTACGCTACGATCTCTACAACGCTAGCGAGGTCGTGGCTTGTTACATTGCTGTAATCACGGCGCAACCCAATAGCGACCAAACTACAATCACTGGTTGCTGTACCGATTGTGAATGTACCCTCAATGAAGTTTAGACCCTGCGCCGCGCATTCTTCCGCGCTAACCTCAAGGATCACTTGGTCATCGTCATTGGTTGCCTTCACCAATTGCGTGATACTTTTACCTGTGACGGCGGTTGCGTGTGATCCTGCATTCGTGGACGCGCCACCTTTGATAGCAAGATCAAGTGTTGCCGATGTTCCTAGAATGCCTGTTTGCACGATGAACATTACCCGCGACCATTTACTCATATCAATCTCATCAGTAATCAGTGCCGCGGCGGTATTTGCATCTGGGTCAATTGTCGCAACAATACCCAGCATTTCAGATAATCTTATATTCGTAGTCATATCATATTCTCCTAGACTAATCGTCCATCTTGACGAATGGGGAAACGGTGTATGCTGAACCAGGGCCAGCCAAGGTAATTTCACTATTAAGCCATGGTTTTCCATCAATGCGCGCTCCATAACGCCATACATCATTCCCATTGGTGAAGTCGGCATGCTCACTATAGTCAATGTACATTCCACCCAGTTCAAACAGGATGTAAGATGCCAATTCAGCCAGTAACAATGCACCACTTGAATTAGCTTGTGCTAGGTGTTCACTAAAGATGATTGGACGACCATCAAGCACCATTGTCGGTCCTTGCGATACATTCGTATTCCAGACCGACCCCCCTGTTCCTGTTTCCAGCGCATAGATGTCTGGTAACATAGACCGGTGCATCAACCATGCACCACCGCTAATCTGATTGTCATCAGTTTGGGAAAACATGGGTTTAAATCGACTTATCATTTCAGACATATCAGCCAATACAAACGAATCGGAGGTATCAACCGTGAGGCTAATCAAACAATCTCCATTCAAAATCCCGAGAGGTTGCGATGCGCCGGACCCTAGAAGGATCAACCGTTCAATTTTTTCAGTTTGACCGCGGGTAATCAAGTTACGCAATAGTGACTCCATACCAGCAACTTCTTGAGTCAATTCACAGCTCACTTTGACGTGGCCACTCGCAGCATCGGAAACGTTAAATAGAATTTGGTCAAAATTTGCGGTTTCTTCGGTGTATGCACCACCTTCAGCGCGCACGTTAGTTCCTACACCTGATTGTTCCGCAGATTCACCCCCCCCAGCCGTTGGGGCTGTTGCTAAGTCAAGGCTCGGGAAACGTCCCGATCGTACTGAGACCTGTTGACGTGTCACCCCATTTACAATCGGGCTACTCCGCATAATGGCGTTAAGGAATTGGTCCCCAAATTCTTCAGGAATCAAATACCCCCCAAGACCACCGCTATCACCTGATTGAGCTTTCATATGGGTCGACCCATAAACCGATGTAAGCCGGACATCATCTTTGCGCTTAACCGCCATTAGCCAATCACCAAATGACTTGACATCTTTATCAGCCGTGCCACCATCGGCGGTAAAATAGCCACTTTTACGAATCGTTGGGCTGTCTTCCATCTGTTGCAACAGCTTGCCGATTGCATCCGACATGCCCTTGACTTCGCCTCGATATTCTGAGAGTTTGCCGTCAAGGCTTTTCATTCCTGCTTGCACTTTACCATCAATGATCTGATTTAACTGATCGTTGTCAGACTGTGCAGGCGTTTTCTTTTGAGTGTCATCACTCATGTTATCACCTCTAAAACTTATTTGAGTAGAATGTGTATCGTCGCTCGTGTGTGTATCACCGTTTGAACCCTTTGCTTGCACAGCCTCTGGCTCGTCTAAGTTCGTCGCATCACTCGCGTTTAATACCGTATTAATCGGCAACATCTCGATTGTTTTATATGTCGCCTTGTTTCGATAATCCGCTGGGGTATGAGTTAAACTTGCATCGCTCCCCAGACTCCATTTTGTAATTTCATAGATACCGCTTTTGATTTCGTGCTTCTCCACTAAGTGAGACGGAACACCGCTGGACCAACCCACCGACTTTCCCCTAGATTGACGCTGTTCCATCAAGTCAATCACCATCGCGTCATATTCGTTGGCTTCATCCAACAAGCCCTGAATCCACACGCTTTTATCCTTAATGGACAATTCCGCCTTGATGCCATGGTTGAGTTTGTGAGTCTTTAGCACAGGGTCAAGCCCGTGGTTAAAATACATCGTGGCTTTACCCGTCCCGCCATCAAGATCAAAATCGGTAGCCTTTGTGAAGTAGTCTCCTACGAAATCTGCTTCATCGGGCGACCCGAACAGAACAAGATGCCCCTCGACAACCCGTTTCCCATCAACAGAATCGTGCATCTTCACTTCACTACCCAGTGTAATTAAATTTGGCATGGTTTTGTCTCCACTATGATATACTTCGCTTAATCTCATTGGCAACAATCTCCCCAATCCGCCGACGTTCTCGGTTTGATACGGACCGGATGGAATGCTTGCCCCACACGCGCTTAAAATAGGGATTCCCACGTTGGCTACCTTGTACGTCGTCTAAATATTCGGTGTTATTCCCTAATGTTTGAGTCAGCCCACCATGACTGGCTTTAGATGCCCATCCAGTCCGTAGTCGGTTGGTTCGTTTGTAACGAGAGCTTGACGGTTGGTGCGGGTATTCTTGTAGTTTGCCCTTTGCATAAACAATCGCAACTGCTAACCCGCGCTTCAACCCTTTTAATTTAACCAGAGCTTGTGCGATGCTTACGGATTTTCCCATGTCTGCCTTGATGTTAATCTTCATAGTATAGGGTTCTCGTAATCGTATCGGACACCACACCTACATCGGGTATGCGCGGGCGGGTTATCGTATTGTCTGCCTGATGACGGGTTCACAAAATAAGCATTAAACCCGATTCCTTCAGCTTTTACACCGTCCAACGGTTCACATACAGGACATACATTCGCATCCCGCACGGTTAACCACACCTTCCGCAACAGCACGCCTTCTTTGGTCAATTCATCGACAACTAACCTCTCACCTTGAACCGCGGCGCGGGTTACTTCCGTGATCGCGATTTCTTCAGCTTTAGCCGGTCCATAGATGCGCCCGACTCGCTCAAATAACCCGTCACGGTCAATCTTATTTTCTAAATAGTCACCAATGAATCTCCCCATATGCCGTCTGCGGGTATCAATTAGACCATTCGATAATTGGCTACTATAGGTCCGTGCCCACTCAATCGCTCGCTCATTTGCCAAGTCAACCGACACCCCTGTAAAATTAACCTCCGTTGCCATATTGCCAATCGACTCAATAAACACGGTTTCCAGTTGGGGGGTTAACGTGGTCTGAAAATCAACTAGGATTTCACGCCATACGTCGTCTGTAAAATTCGATAGGGCTGGGGGGTCGCCAATTAGCTTCAATAGTTTGCGCCGTGTCCTTCCATTGAGCTTGCCCACCGCTTCCGCCATGCGTTGCTCTAATGCGTCACGATTCGATAAGACAGGCATTAATACTCCTCATTATCGTGATGGTGGTCAGACAGACTGACCGCATGTTGGAAGATCGTCGGGATATCGCCTTTATAATCAACCTCCGCCAAATGCCCACGAATCGCAGATGCTAATGTTGGTGGGATTAAATTACTCTCAAAGTCAACCTCCGCATTCCCCTGTCTCCGATAGGCTTTGGTCGCCTTACGTTCCCACATATCCAAATGGGTTGCAATCGACTCAACCGACTTAAATGTGCGGACTTCAACCATATCCGTTTCCCCATTCGTCGATACAATTGGGGTCTCGCTAATGACCATCTCGGGTTCAGGACTCGGGAGCGACAACCTAACAACCCCCCATTGCTCATCCGTCAAGTCATACCCTAGTATCTCCATCGCTGTGACCAACGGAATACCTGATACAACCAAACTCGCTAACGAGCTTGACCGGTCCGCCTCATCCGTCTGGAATACATCCATCTGTTGCTCAAGGAACTTTAATTCGCCCGGTATCTTATTCATGGCGAAATAGGGGTTGAGCATGTCCTCAATCCGTCGTGCTATCGGCAAGACCGTCTCAGTGTAAAATGTTCTGTTATCCTCATGGGCAGTGGCATAATTCGCCGCATTACTGAATAGCTTCGACATCGGGATACCTAGCGCATTCGCAATATCTTCGCGCTTTGAATTGGTTAACTCAGGCACGGCTAAATCCTTCATCGGACTGCCAATGGTATGAACTTTGGTGTTTGACCCTATCGGAAATACTTCGTAGGCTTTAGATAACCCCGTTCCCAACATCCGCTTGAAAATATTCCGAGTCCGTTCCTGTTCTGCTTTTGGCATGGTTTCAAAGTCTTCAATCTCAACAAGTGTCGGGTTAACCGCGCCGCTCTTGAAATACTTGATGCCATACCCATCAATTGATTGTAACAACCCAGCAGCGGCTAATGCAGAAACAATAGGCGCATCACCAATGGATAACTCATCCGACCGTGACGGTATCCATGAATATCCCAATTCGTCACGGGTATATTGAATGGGTTGTCCCTTGTTTAGTTTACGTTCAAACCCAACCAATCCCACATCATCTGCAAACTTGGGGGTAATCGACTTCGGATGGAATCGGCGCATCTCTTTGTTTGTCCCGAGGCTGTTCTGCTCGATAACACAATACATCACCGCGTTAAACAGGTAATCTCCGACAATCGAATTAAGGAAGTTGGCCCAGCGAACTCGTAACCCCATCGCGTCTAGCTCTTCTTGATTGCGGGGCAACCCGACCACCGCCTCACAAATCAGCATTACAGCACGATATAACCACGGCACTTGTTGGTAGAGCTTATAGCGGTCATCATTCCTAGACGCACCCCCCAGCACACTGGTCCATGCCTCCGCAGGGAACTGGCTAATAGGGATCGCTTTTGTCCCGTTCACGGTATT